CTTTATTTTGCATTTAAAACCGCCTTTGGTATTGCCTGACAGTTCCAATGTATAAATCTAAACGGTTCATATCCCATATCTACCACATATTGATGAGGCATGTAAGATGGAAAAAAAATCATTTTACCTGGTTTAACTCCATAATTAATTTGTGTTGATGCATAGGTTACTTTTGTTTTATCTTTTTCTGGTAAAAGATTCATAATATTACCAGGTCTTGGATCTTCAAACAATGGCATAGAAGTTCTTTCACTTGCTTTTAAAAAATAAAAACCAGATATATGACCATTCCAATGGGTATGTAAAGTGTGGTGTCCACCCCCTTTTTTAGCAAACTCTTGTACCCATAATTCTGTAGTAAACACTTGATAGTTTGTTAAATCAAAACCCATCTCACCTAATAAATTATGTGTTGTTGCACCAATATAATTTTGTAATTGTAAAAAATTAGGATCTCCTATTAATGATGTTGAATGAAACACATTTCCCATATCTCCTTTGTCACCAAATTTTTTATTTCTTTTATTAATATTTTTTTTTAAATTTTTCTTTGCTGTTTCAATATATGTATCTGAAGCCTTGTTTAAATCTTTAACAAAACCAGGTTCATCAGCAAACCATATTGGACAAGAAAATAAATCCTCCCTGTTTAATTGTTGGGGGAACATTAATTCTTGTTTTATTTTTTTATTCTTTTTCATACCACTCCTATTTATATGGCCACCCTAAATTCCAGATCACCAAACTGTTTCTTTCTCCGCTTTTTACTGGACATACTCTATGCCAAACAAAACCAGGGAATACTACCAAGGATCCTTTAGGTAATATCTCTTTACATTTAACCACATTTCTTTTTTTATCAGGGTCCAGATTTCTAAGATCAAACTCTAGCTCACCGCCTTTATAATCTTTAGGATCTGATAGCGTAACTGTTACAGATAATTTTCTTATTTTACCATGATCTGGTGCGTTTGGGTTATCTCTCCAATAAGGTTTATCCCAACCATCACAATGCCAATCGTAAAATTGACCTTTAGTATATTTTGTAAACTGACAATTTTCAGAAAAATCCCATTGAAAATTCCAACCTGCCGATGCATTAGCTTGATGAACATAGGGTTGTATTTCTTTATAAATCCATCTATCATTCATCCAAACAATATCTGAATTTCTTTTCTTTTTCATGTCTTTAATTTGTTTTGTATTCAATGGCCTATTTCCATAACCACCAGTCACTGCCATTTGATCTTGTAATTGTTTTCCATAACGTACAATGTCGTCACAGATTCTATGAGGAATTGCGGATTGAAAATACCAATAATAATTTGTTAATTGCATAACTTTCTTATATCGAGTTTTATTTTAAATATATAGTAATGTAAAGAAAAATAAAAATAATTGATCTAGATCAATTTTATGTAACTACTACTGTTCCATTAACTGTAAACGTTGCTAATTTATCTCCACCTGGATGAGTTGATGTAGAATTTGTACAAGGTGTGACTGTAAAAGTTCTATCACTCGGTCCTCTAAGTACAACTATACCAGATCCACCATTTCCACCATTTTGTTTATTTCCACCACCATATCCAGCACCTCCAGTTCCACCTCCACCACCTCCAGTGTTTGCGCAACCAGCACCTGCGTTACCAGAATTAGCAACTCCATCACCACCACCACCTGCACCTCCAGATCCAGCACCACTTGGGTTATTGTGTCTTCCACCACCTCCTCCACCAGCATAGCTAGTGTTAGGTCCTAAAATTGTATTTGGAGCACCTGCTCCTCCAGCTCCACCTGCAGTAGTTGATCCATCACCTCCAGCAGCAGTAGCACCTCCACCGCCACCTCCACCGTATCCTGGACCACAACCATTACGATCTCCACCAGGATTTCCTTGAGGCGGATCTGTTGGAGGTGTATTACCAGCACTTCCAGTACCGCCTGGACCTCCACCACCTGAACCTGAACCTCCAACTTTGTCATCAGAAGGTGATGCATGAGATCCTCCACCTCCTTCACTTGAAAAAGTTCCAGCTATGGAATTAGAAAATGAACTAGGAGATCCTTTGGCACCAGGAGTACATGCGGCAGGTAAACATGCAGCAACACCACCAGCACCTCCACCTCCAACTGTTATTGTATGAGTATAATTTGTTACAAAAAATTGTTTAGAACCCTGTAAAGGTGAGGGTCCATAGCCAGAAGCTCTATAACCACCAGCTCCGCCTCCAGGAAACGCTCCTCCACCATTTGTACCAGTTCCACCACCACCGCCTGCTACAACTAAATAATCTAAATCAAAACCAGCTTTAGGCCATGTGTTTACTGACTCTTTTCTCTTTCTAAAGTGACTGCCTAAATTCCACACACCACTTGCTTTGTTTAATTCTTTTACTACTACGATTCCTGAACCACCACTTCCTCCAGTCCCTGCAGGACCTGCATCTGGGCCTGACCCAGCTTTACCTCCACCACCACCAGAGTTGGTTGCACCATTAGTTCCTGAGGGTCTAGTTTGCCCTGCACCTACTCTTGCTCCACCATTTCCTCCACCACCTGGTGCGCCTGATAACTCAGTAGCACAAGTTGAAATTCCACCTGCACCACCACCAGCAAATGTACCACAAACTGTTGGACCTGTATTAGATGTATTTGATAAATAAAAAGGTTGAGGGGCACTACCAAAAAGTGAAGTAACACTTAATCCATTTCCAGCGTTCTGTGCTCCTGGAGCAGCTGATTGTTGAACTCCTGCGGCTCCTGCGCCTCCGCCACCACCATAACTAGGTCCTCCTCCAGGATAACCTTCAACAGGAGAAAAAGATCCCGCATTACCACAACCCTTACTTCCTCCAGTTCCACCTCCACCACCTGATCCTCCTGGATCACCATTTTTTGGACTTCCTGGATTACCTGCTCCCCCTGCTCCACCACCTGTTGCAACTATTGAAACTGTGCAAGAAGAACATGCTAAGGAACTATTAGATCCACCAGCTCCATGACTAGTGTTACCTGCTCCACCACCACCTACTGTAGCAGTGTATGAAGTTGATCCTGAAAGCGGTTGACACGCTATTAATCTTAATCCTCCAGCTCCACCACCACCTCCAGCATCAGAAGGACCTGGACCTAATCCACCTCCAGCGCCACCTCCTGCTACAACTAAAACATGTGCAAGTCTAGTTCCTGATTGTGTTGTAACTGTTCCTGTTCCTGTGGGTGTTGTGGATGTAACCGTGCACTTCCCAAAAGAAGTTACATTTTTTTTTCCAACTATTCCGCCGTTAGTTCTAGCCATTTAAAGTCCCCTATTCGGAAACCCAAGCTGAGCCATTCCAATTATAGACTGTTTTGGTTTCCGCGTCGTCGTTTGATTTTGTTGCTTCCCAACCTGTATCGTTGTCAGCTTTATATTTTGTTTCGTTCCAACTAATTGTATAAAACCATACAACTGGATCTTTACCATCATTTGTAACGGATGGGAATGCAATTGGTGCTTGCCAATCATCATTACCATCTAGTGCCCAAGATGCAAAAGGTTGCGGACATAAAAATTTATCTTTTGATGCATCATAGACATAGCCTATTCCTGCATATTGTTTTCTAAACTTATTATTATAAGAAGTTTGTTTAAAATTTGTATTTGGTTTTTTAAAAAAATTTTTACACCATGTTTCACCATCAACATGTTTATCTGAAGGAACACAATCGTTTCCTACAACTGTAACTTGTTTAACAACTAAATGAGTATCAGATGTAAAACCTGTTGGATCTGTTTTTGATTCTAATTCTGCAAAGTGTGCCATATTGTTTTCTCCTTAAAAATTTATTTATAATTTATCCTACAGTCAATGTTCCGTCAACTGTAAAAGTAGCCGTATTATCATTAGTGGGACCTACACCAGTAGCTACTGTATTACATCCAGGAGATACTGTTAATGGTATTTCACCAGGGACCCTTATAATAACAACTCCTGATCCACCTGCTCCGTTACCTAAAGGTACGGCTCCAGCAGCATTTAATCCACCGCCGCCACCACCGCCTCCAGTGTTTGCTGTTCCAGCAGTACCTGCTCCTCCAGGGCCTCCACCAGCTCCGCCTCCAGTTGCAGTTCCTGGGGTTCCACCTCCATTATGTGTGAATTGTCCACCACCTCCACCACCAGCGTATGTCGTAGCAGGTCCTAAAATTGTATTTGGTGCTCCTGCTCCACCATTTCCTCCACAACCTGCAGTTCCTGCAGATCCTGCAGCTGTGGCTCCACCACCACCAGCTCCTATCCATTGAGGTGCTGGACTTGGACTTGATTGAGAACCTCCTGCATTACCTTGAGGAGGATCTGTAGGAGGAGTATTACCAGCACCACCTGCTGAAAAAGTACCACATGAGGCAGCTCCAGCACCACCTGATCCACCAGCACTAGCAGTTCCATTATATCCTTTAGCACCTCCACCACCACCTGCTGATGTAATAGTTGCTGAGCCAGCAAAAACCGAATTACTTCCACTACATGCATTAGCTACTCCTGGAGAAGGGGCTGCTCCACCACCACCAATAGTTATAGGGTAAGGTGTTCCTGGTGAAATTCTCTGAAAAGGCATTGGAGTTCCTCTTAAAGGAGATGGTCCATAACCAGTAGCACGATAGCCACCAGCTCCCCCGCCACCGAACATTCCTCCTCCACCACCAGCTATTACTAAATAATCTAAATCAAATGTAAATAGCCTTTTATGCCAAGTACCACATTTAACATTTGAAAAATGTTCATTAATATTCCATACACCTGATGCGCATTTTGGTGTTGTTTCTTTTATAACTACTATACCTGAACCACCTGCTGCTCCTGCTAAATTATATTGAGGGTGTCCTGTCGCACCGCCTCCACCGCCTGTATTAACCGTACCAGCTGTTGCAGCAACACAACCACAAGGTCCAAAAGGATGAACACTACCAGCTCCACCTCCACCTGATCCACCAGCTCCTCCAGGAGTGTTATAACTACCACCCCCTCCTCCACCAGCGTAAGTCACTGAACTTCCTGTAATATCATTTGCAAGTCCCGCACCACCTGCACCTCCTTTACCTGCACAAAAATTAGATCCAGCAGCGTTAGCTCCTCCACCTCCACCGCCAGCCACAGACACTCCTGGATTGTGACGACCTGTTCCTCCATCGTTTCCTTGCGACGGACTTGTGGGAGGAGTATTACCATCACCACCTGGGTTAGTTGTGTTTCCACAACCTCCACCACCTCCACCACCTGAACCTCCATCGTTTCCTGGAGACAGTCCACTGGAGGGGCTACACCTAAACACACCACCAGCACCACCACCTGTTGAGGTCATTACACAAGCTATTAAAGAATTTGATCCATTTGATCCTCTAGTTCCAGCACTAGGAGACACAACTGGACCAGAAGATCCTCCACCACCTACTGTGACTGCTAAAGCTGCATTAGGCATGGAAACACAAGTAGCAACTCTATAACCACCAGCACCACCTCCACCACCAGCGTTTGATCCACCAGCTCCACCACCACCGACTACCATTATTTCTGGTATAGTTGAAGTACAGTTTTGTTTTTGAAAAGTTCCGTCTGCTGTAAATGTAGTTACTTTAGTAGAAGGTGTACATACTACTTTTATGGGTCCAATTATACCGCCATTACCAGCCATAAATTAAACCTCCTACGCGTCGTCTAATTCTTCGTATGAAATAAAATAAGTCAGGTCACTATTGGCACTCGCTGTAACCGCTAATATATCTGTTTCATCTAAATAAATTGGGTTTTCTAAAAAACTTAATGTTGCATCTGCTGGAACAGAAATTGTGCTTGCAATTTTAACATAGTTACTACCATTATCTACACTAACTTCTAATGTTATATCTGCGGCATTTGTTCCATCAATGTTACAAATAAGTATTGTATTTATTTTTGCTACTTTATCTGCAGATACATCAACAGCTGCTGCTCTTGAAGTAGTCACTGCTCCCGTTGCATTTTTAGCATTAATTGTTGCTACGTTTACTATATTTGGTGTTGCCATAATTGTCTCCTTTTACCCGAATACGATCGCCATTGCAATAGCTTTTCCTACTGACGCGGCACTCGAATTTGCGTCTATATATGTTACTATTCTTGAAGCAGCTACTTTTCTATTAGTTCCACCTGCTCCATTATCTACTATAAATAAATCAGCATCTACAATAGCTTCTCCTATATCTGTTGCTCCATCTATGTCTAATGCTGTTAAAGGAGCTGTTCCTGCGCTTATACTTGCACCAGAAAGTACAGGTGTTTGTGAAAATGTCACAACACCATTTGATGCTATTGCTATTGCATCTGTATCTGAAGCTGATCCAATATTACCTGCGTCAGCTATAACAACCCCTGCGCCAGTTGTAATTGTACTTGTTGATGTAACTGTATCTACATAAGCATCTTTCCATCTAACACTTGAAGAACCTAAATCAACATCACTGTCAGATTGTGGTCCAAAAATATTATCACCTACATAAACTTGTTCAGTGTTTGCTGCATAAAAATGTATTTCATCAGCTGTTTCAAAATCTATTTTAGTTTCATCATCTTCACCAATTTTAATATCTGTAGCTAGTAGAGATGTAATTGTTGTCTGCGCTGCTGCTAAAGCAAAATCTATTGTGTTATCACCATCTTGGTATGTAACTGTAATTCCTGTTTCAGTATTAGAGCTAACCATAGCTCCCGCTGTATCAGCTATATATTCTGCTAATGTTGTTCCATCTACTGTAATTGCATCTGCTTCTAAAGTTCCATCTATGTCTGCATTACCTGATATATCTAAAGTTGTAGCATCTAATTCTCCAGCTATTGTTAATACACCATCAGCTACAGTCATTAGATCTGTATCATCTGTATGACCTATTGTTGTTCCATTAATTAAAACATTATCAATGTCTAATGAACCACCAGTGATTAATCCTGTAGTTGTAATTGTAGATGATCCTGTATCAATAGTACCAAATCCTGAAGTAATTGATCCAGAATCTAAAGCACCTGTTGTAACAATACTAGAACTTCCTGCGACTACCCCATAAATTGAACCAATAGCTGTACCATTAATTGTAATAGCATCTGCTTCTAATGTTCCGTCTATATCTGCATTACCAGAAATATCTAAAGTAGCTGCATCTAACTCACCTGATAAAGTAATATCAGTAGCGCCAGTAATTGCACCGTTAAGTGCAACAGCGCCATTAATATCTATTGTTGTTGCAGCAATCTGTATTTCTGTGTCTGCTACTAAATCTAATTGACCATCTGTAGATGAATTAATATATAAACCAGTATCTCTAAAAAGAAGTTTGTTAGTACTATTTAAAGTTAACCCTGTACCATCTGTGTGAGTTAAAGTTGTATCTGAATCTGCACCAAAACTTAGTACAGCAGAATCACTTAATAATTTAAGATCATCACCAAGTACCGCATCTTTTGCTACAGATAATCCACCATCAGTTTGTAATGAACCATCAGTTGTAGAAGTTGCTTCAGTAGTATCATCTGTTTTTACAATACCACTTGCTGTAACTGTAGTAGCAGTTAATGCTTGTGCAGCAATTGTGCTACCTGCTTGCGCAGTAAAAGTATTTGCTGTGAATTGAAAATCATCAGCTCCTGCAATTTTAATGTCTATTTGATCATCTGTATCTGCTGTAATACTTGTATCAGCATCAGCATCTAAAATAAATTCTTCTCCGTTTAAATCTTGTGCTCCAACTCCGCCACCTATGTTTGTATCAACAACATCAGTACCATTGCAGTATAAAATTTTTGTTCCTTTATCAGAAGTTCCCCAAGTAACACCAGTTTGACCTGATACCATAAACTGAACAGTGTA